CGGATCAGCCGGTGGTTTACTGCAGACTGATTTCATCTGAGAAGCAGGAAGAAACGAATACAGTAGCCTGGATGGACGGTAGAATTGCCGTCCATGTTTTATGCCCGGAAAGCACAGTGAGATTGAAGATGGCCGCAGATATTGCCAACCACCTGTCACTCGACGGAGAGGTAATTATGCTGGACCATTCGCCTATGTTCATCAAGAGACTGCAGGTGAATTACAAATCTGACTACTTGAAGGAAGGCCAGGTATTCATCACAGGTCACTATGGATTGCTTAGGTACAAGGCTAAGCCTCACGTGCTTATGGCAGCTCATGGAAATTACAGTTAAGGAGGTAAAGCATGGCTAAGGAAACAGCAACTCCGGCACCTGCTGAAACAAAGGCAGAAAAGAAGCCGGAGAAAAAGGCCCCTGCAGAGTCCGTTTACACAGTAAGCGAGCTTGCAGGCAACGCAAGAAGCGTATTTGGCACAATGCAGGAATGCGTTGTAGCCGCTCTGAAAACTGACGGCAAAGCCGAGTACACAGTATCAGAGGCAAAGGAAATTGTAAGCAAGTTCTTACAGAAGGAGGTTAAGTAGAAATGGCAGGAACATTCATTTTAGGCGAAACTAAGGTGCGTCCTGGTACCTATTTCAACATTCAGAAGAAAGGCGGAAATGCCGCTGCTGGCGTTATGAATGGTGTTACCGCAGTAATCTTCCGTGCAGATTTCGGTCCTCTCAACGAGGCAATCGAGTTATCTGCAGAGGATGGCTACGAAGGAACATTCGGTACCGCACTTACTACGGACGCAATGAAAGAGGCAATCGCCGGTGGCGCAAAGACGATCATCGCCTGCAGAGTCGGTAACGGCGGCACTCAGGGCAGTATCAAGTTGCAGGACAGCGAAAGCACAGATGCAGTAAGCATCACAGCAAAATATCCCGGAGCAAAGGCCCTTGTAGTAACAGTCCGTGAAAAGCTCTCAGACAGCACTCTCAAAGAGTGCATTTTTTATGCCGGTACAACAGAGTTTGAGAAGGTGGAATTTGCTGCCGGAACAGACGAAGCTAATGCCCTTGTGGATGCGCTGGCACCTTCCAAGAATTTCAAGGCAGAGGTTATCAAGTCCGGCACCGTAACATTACAGAACGTGTCTCAGTCCCAGTTTACAAAGGGAACTGATCCGCAGGTAACGAATGGGGACTACTCCAATGCGTTTAAGCAGGTAGAGGCGTATGAGTTTAACACAATCTGCGTCGATACCGAGGACACTTCGGTACATCTGCTTCTGCAGAGCTTCATCAATCGTATTTTTGATGCGGCATCCCTTACACAGGCGGTCGTTGCTGAGAAACACACGGTAGACCTGGAAACAAGGGAAGCACACGCCGCTTCATTCAATGACGAGAAGATGCACTACGTTCTCAATGCCCATGTGAATGAGCAGGGCACGGAGATCGACGGTTATCAGACCGCGGCACGTATTGCCGGTATGATCGGCGCAGTAGCGGCAAACTCTTCACTCACTCATACAGTAGTCAGCGGCTTCTCCGAGATTAAGGAAAAGCTGACAAACACTGAAATGATCGCTGCAGAGAAGAAAGGCTGCCTGGTACTCAGCTATAACAAGGCTAAGCAGGTGTGGATTGATAATGCGATCAATACCCTCATTACGCCGAAGGACAACCAGGACGACGGCTGGAAAAAGATTCGCCGTGTTAAGACTCGTTTCGAGCTTATCAGACGTATCAATACCACTTCTGACAACCTGGTAGGCAAGGTAGACAACGACACCAACGGTCGGGCAACTGTAATTTCTCAGCTGCAGGCAGTCGGTGATGCAATGAGAGAGGAAGGCAAGCTGGTAGCCTGCACAGTAAGCGAGAGTTCCGCTTACACAGCAGACGGTGACTCCGCATGGTTCGACATCGATGTAATCGACAAGGATTCTATGGAGCATATCTACCTCAGCTTTATTTTCCGTTTCAGCACCAATGAGTAGAAGGAGGTAAAAAGCGATGATTAGAAACGAGAGAGCCGCCGGTGACTCAAGACACGCACGTACTGGTAAGGATGGAGCGTTCTACAGTGAGGACGGCGTTTTACTTGCGACAGTTGATACGTTCACATCTAACGTGAACTACAACAACGCCAAGTACAGTGTGCTTGGAGACGCACAGGAACACGAGACAGCCAACACATTTGCTGTCAGCCTCACGATGTCTCAGATCGTAGTAGAGGACGACCGGTTCTTTGTAGAGGTCATGGAGGCATTAGAGACTCAGATCCCGCCGCATTGGAACTTCCAGGGTTCACTTCTCGGACGTAATGGTTCAGAGGAGCGTGTGGTTTACAAGGAGTGTATCCCTTCCGGACAGATCGACATTCAGAATGTCACTGTCGGCGATGTTATCAAGAGAAACTGGAACTTCTTTGTCAACAGACCGCCTAAGTTACAGTCATTACTCGGCGTAGACAGATAAGAGGTACCACATAAGAAACCAGTAGGGGAGCCGGAGCGGTTCCCCTTTATTTAATCAAAAAGAATTGGAGGACATTCAAATGGCTAAAGAATTTGTAAAAGGCGTAACAGTAGGCGAGGCAACAGCTGAGGAGAATACTCAGCCTGCAGTAAGCACAGTGGAGACAAACGAAGAGGAAACAAAGCAGGTAATCAGAGCGAATGAGGAGGACTTCATCGCAGGTTTGATTGCGGCTGCAGATTTCGCTTCCGATGAAGAGGAAACACAGAGGATTGAGATTGTCAGAAACGGCAAGCTCGCTTTTGCATTCTCTATCAGACCTCTCGGCTCAGAGGAGTACGACAAGTGCCGTAAGAAATTTACAAAGTATGTTCGTAATAAGCAGCTTGGTATCAAGATGCCGGAGGACACAGACCGTATCAAGTACCAGTCAGCAATTATCCACAAGGCGACTATCGCAGAGGATAGAGAGAAGTTATGGGACAACAAGAAGGTATGGCAGGCGCTTGAAAGCAAAGGATTTCAGATTATGTCCGGCCTGGATGTAATCGAGTACACACTTAAAGCTGGCGAGAAAGACCGCATTATTGATGCGATCGACACCCTCAGCGGCTACGAGAGCAACATTGAGGAAGTAGCAAAAAACTAATTGAAGCGGGGGGCAAGATGTGCTTGCTGCATCACATATTCCAAAAGACAGGAATAACCCCTGATGAATTTTACGAGAAACCGAAAGGCGTGCAGGCGTTCATGCTTGCGTCTATGCGGATAACCCTAGAATCACAGAAAGGAGGTGATCACGGTGGCGGAAACACTTAAAGCCGAAAGCCCTATTGAGACGGGCGATAATACCGATCCGGGAGTCTCCAATGCTACGAAGAAATTCGAGAAGATGGAACGAGCGGCCAATAGTGCGAATAGTTCAGCCAAGAAAGCGAGCGACACAGTTTCCAAGTTTGACAAGCAAGCTCAAAAAACCGAAAAGAGCCTGGCAAGCTGGGCGAAAGAAAAGTACGAAGTCCTGCTTGAAGCGAAGGAACGGATCAGTCCGGTACTCTCTACGCTGGGTAATGGGTTAAGGGGTTTTGCAGGGAAAACATGGAGCGTTACAATGCGAGCGATTGACCTCATAACCTCCCCGGTTCGAGGGATCATAAACCTGTTGAAGAATCCGATCTTCCAAGTCGGAGCGGTCCTGGGAGTCAGTATCGGTCTGAAAGACACGATAGAGACATACAAGGACTTCGAGGCCGCAATGTCACAGGTCCAGGCTATAAGCGGAGCCACCAGCACAGAGCTTGTCAAACTGACGAATAAGGCGAAGGAAATGGGAGCAACCACGAAATTCACAGCCGAAGAGTCAGCACAGGCGTTTAATTATATGGCGATGGCTGGATGGAAAACCGACGATATGCTGAATGGCATCGAAGGTATTCTCAACTTGGCGGCAGCTTCCGGAGAAGATTTGGCAACGACATCCGATATTGTTACGGATGCGCTTACGGCGTTCAATATGAAAGCCGGTGATGCCGGACACTTCTCAGATGTATTGGCAGCGGCTGCATCAAATGCGAACACGACAGTCTCCGGAATGGGCGAGACTTTCAAATATGCAGGTTCTATGGCAGGATCGCTCAGTTACTCCATAGAAGATGTTGCCCTTATGACAGGCTTAATGGCAAATACTGGAATTAAGGGAACAATGGCCGGTACGGCACTCAACTCAATATTTACGAGATTATCGACGAACACCAATGGAGCGGCTGATGCTATGAAAGACTTAGGCATCAGCTTTTTTGATTCCAACGGACAGGCCAGGGATTTATCTGATGTGATGGGTGAGTTAAGGACGGCTACGGCAGGTATGACGGCTGAGCAGAAGTCAAACCTGGCAAATACAATCGCAGGAACACAGGCACAGAAAGGTTTACTTGCTATCTTGAACGCCTCGGAAGAGGACTACAATAAGTTGGCAGATGCCATCAACAATGCAGACGGAGCAGCAGCGAATATGTCTGAAACGATGATGGATAACCTGCAGGGTTCTATCACATTGCTGCAGAGCGCAGTAGACGGAGTG